AAGTGAGTATCCAAGTTGAGGTTTTGCTGCTTTAGCAAATGATTTGACTTGCTCACCAAAACCATCACCAATACCACCAGCGGCGATGGCATCACGAGCAGCACCAACGGCAGCGGCACCAGTTGCCCCCAGCTCAACACCATTATACTTTGCAGTGTAAGACTCACTGAGTTTGTTAGGCAGATATAAATATAACGTCTTAGTTAGACTGTCGTCAATGGGATCATAAACTTCAAATTTTAGATAGTCGATTACCTCAGTGGGAAACTTTGCATCATCTCTGATCGCATTTCCACTATTTGATGAATTAGCACCGTAAGGTTTTGCCCTTGGATAAATAAGTGTCATGAGTTACTCTGGAAAATTCCGACCATCAAATAGACATAAGTATAAGGGTGATCCTACAAATATTATTTATAGATCTTTGTGGGAAAGAAAGTTTATGGTATGGTGTGACAAGAATGAAAATGTCTTGGAGTGGGGCAGTGAAGAGATTGTCATCCCGTATGTTAGTCCTGTCGATAATAGGATTCATCGCTATTTTCCAGACTTCTATGTCAGAGCAAGAACAAGGAGTGGAAGGACTCAGAGGTTCATTGTCGAAGTTAAACCGAAGTCGCAGACTGCGCCACCTAAAAGGAAAGGAAGAGTTACTAGAAAATATCTGAGTGAAGTTAAGACATATGCTGTCAATGATGCGAAGTGGAAGGCAGCAAGAGAATACTGTAATGATCGTAAGATGGAATTCATGATACTCACCGAAGTAGAATTGAAGGTATGAGCATCTTTACAGACGTTAAAGATTTAGCAGGAGGCACTAAGCAATCTAAGGAGTGGTATAGAGAGCAGTTGATGTATGGACTGCAGGACTATACTGGCACTTTTGATGTAGGTGATATCATTCTGTTTGCTTACGGTGCTGCTACAGCAGATAAACTGCCCTTCTATGACAGGTTTCCTATGGTGTTGATCACCGATAAGGATACTCAGAATATGCAATTCTCTGGTGGTAATGTCCACTATCTGAGACCCGATGCTAGAAAAACGATCTGTAAGAATTGGGCAAAGGGAAGTTTAGCGTATCCTAGGCGGTGTCATCATAAATACTTCATGTCTAATGTATCTGCTGTCAAGACTATCCGTAAGGAAGATCTTACAGACATGACTCCACTACCAATTGAGCAGTTTACGATGCCTAGAGTAGGGAGAATGATTGATGTCCCTTCTAGCTTTATTTGGAGTAGACTGTAATGGCATTCAGAGCCGATAATGGTTTCACTAGGTTTATGGATCTAGTAGGGTCTGGGCGTCTTGAGCCTGCCAGATCCAACCTTTACGGTGTCGAAATCGCTGTCCCTCCTGTGTTGGCAGCAAATGATGATAACGTAAGAAGAAATTATCAAAACCATTACGATTACGTCAATGCTCTCGCTGATGATGTGACCATCCCTGGTAGAAGAATTACTACAGGTCAGGTTAGAAGTGTAGGATCAATGCGTCGTTTTGCTACTGATACCTCATTCTCTGAAATGAGTGTATCCTTCCTTCTCCCTAAGGATCTCTATCATAGAGATATGTTTGAGAAGTGGATGAATTACACAGCATCTGATGCTGAGAATAGAGTCACCTTCTATAGCGAATATACAACTACTATTAGGATTAAAAAATGGGAAGTTGGATCTCCTATTGTATTTGAAGGACGCACTAATGATGGTCAACAGTATGAGCAGAGACTGAATAGAGTTACTGGTGTATGGGAGATGTATGGTGCATTCCCATTTGATATGTCTGCGATTACCGTCAACAATGGTCCTACACAGTTGATTAAACTGGATATCTCCTTCTACTACGAGAGATACAGATTTGATACTGTGGCAGATGATGTCATGCCTCATACTAATAATTCAAGCGATAAGACAATCAATACATTTGATGCAACAGCAGAAGCACTTGGATTCTCTACACAACAGGCAGATGTCTCGCAGTTTGGTGTCTAAATAATTCCAACTGTAATGGAATATCATGCCTTTACCCAAACTTGCAATTCCTGAATATGAATTGACAATGCCTATCTCAGGCACAAAAGTCGCATACCGTCCATTTCTAGTCAAGGAAGAGAAGTTGCTGTATTTGGCAATGGAATCTCAGAATGACAAAGAGATGATCAAGGCGGTTAAGACAATGATCAAAAACTGCACTAACCTGAAAAATAAGGTTGAAGATCTCGCTACGTTTGAGATCGAATATATCTTCCTGAAGATTCGTGGCAAGGCAGTTGGTGAGGTCAGCGAATTTAAGGTCACCTGCCCCGATGATGAGGAGACTCAAGTTGAAGTCAGTGTCCCCCTGGATCTGGTTGAAGTTGTAGTCCCCGATGATCATGAGCAGAAGATTAAACTTGATGATACTGTTGGTGTTGTGATGAAGTATCCTTCCCTAGAAGTCTTCGTCAACCAGAATATGTCAGACAATCCTTCTATGGATGATGTCTTTAATCTTGCTGCCAGCTGCATTGGTCAAGTATATGATGATGAAGAAGTATATGACTCCTTCACCCATAAAGAAGCAATGGAGTTTCTAGAGAATCTTAACTCTGAGCAATTTGCAAAGATTCAACGATTCTTTGAAACAATGCCCAAACTGCAGTATACCTTACCTATCAACAATCCCAAAACTGGTGTTACCAGCGAGATTGTGCTTGAGGGTCTCGCATCTTTTTTCGAGTAGCCCTGATGCACAATAGTCTTGAAAACTATTACAAGACTAATTTTGCACTTGCCCAACACCACAAGTATTCTCTAACCGAAATTGAGAATCTTATGCCGTGGGAAAGAGATGTATATGTGAATCTCCTATTAGCATACATTGCTGAAGAGGAAAGACGGCAATCCGCAGAGAAAAATCGTATGTCTCTCTAATGGCTGCTATCCGTAGTTTCGTCAAAATCAAACCAACCGCCGTAAAGTCTCCTGTAGGCACAAACCTACAGGAACTTCGGAAGGGCATCAATCGTACTGGTGTTGCTGTCCAAGGTATTGGCGTAAACCTGGATCAGGCGAGAAAGTTAATCGAGTTTGAAAGAGAGTTTCTTAAGACTAATACCCAAGAGCAGATCTCTGAGGTCAAATCTGAGCAGAAGGAGAAACTAACCTTCGGTGCTAAGATGAAAAGGTTTGGTAGGAAACTCTTCCAGAGGAAAAAGAGAGACGATTCCGAGGAGCAGGCAGAAAGGGGCGTAGACGACGCAAAGGAAGATAAGAAAAAAGCAGCAGAGAAAGTCAAGAAACCAGTCAAAGGTTTCCTACAGGCACTTGGGAGTATTCTTGGCACTGTTGCCAAATACTTCATTATATTTGGTGTCTTGGATGTCATGGAGAAGAATCCAGAGGCATTCGTAAAAGTATTCAAACTAGCATTTGCTATTGGTAAGTTTGCATTCAATCTTGCCAAGTTTGGTATTGGTGGGATCCTAGATGGTCTCACAAATATGTTTGGAGACTTCAGTGATCTAAATGAGGGTAAGGTAAAGAGAGGACTGAGATTTATTCTCGGTGCATTCCAAGTCCTTGGTGGATTTGCTGCACTTAGAGCAGCACAGTATATCCTAGCCCCTTGGAAGTTGATGCAAGACATCAACTGGGTCAAAGGTATATTCAGAGGATCAAAGCAAGCAGGTGTAGATCCTAATGCTAGACCACCTAGAGGTGTAAGATCTAGCAACGCATCTAAGGAAGCGAGACAGAGATATGCTCGCCGCTATGGCGGTAAGGCAGCAAAGAATAGATTTGCATCCAGAATTCCTGGACGCCAATCATTCAAGGGATCCACGACCATGGGTCGTATGGGTCGCAGTATGATGAGCATGAAGGGCATGGCAGGACTGTCTGTGCTCGGTGGTGGTGCTCGTATTGCAGCAGGTCTTGCTGGTGGCGAGGGTGCAGGCACAGCGGTTGGTGCTGGTGTTGGACAAGCAGTCGGTGGTGTCGCTGGTGCTGCTGCTCTGACAGCAGTTGCTCCCTGGTTGGGACCCCTGGCACCTATGATTGGTAGTGCCGTTGGTGGTTTCCTGGGTGAGTGGGTAGGTAAATCCATTGGACCTATTATTGAGCCCATCATGGGACCAATAGGTGACGCATTCAAGATGATGTTTGATATCATCAAGGATGTTGGTGGGGAATTACTGAAACCCTTCCAAGAAATGTTTGGAGCACTCTTTGACTTCTTAGGTCCCCTCTTTGGACTAATCGGGGATGGTCTTAAGATTCTTGGTGAATTCACCAAGTTTGTACTTGGCGGTGCAATGAATGTCATCGGCAAGACAGTTCAGTTTATTATCAGCAATGCTAAGAGATTGATGAATCCTGCCAGCGTAGGTGCTGGTATCCTGGATGCGATGACATTCGGTCTTACTGACTTTGATGGTATGGGTCGAGCAGCAGGTGGTATGGTGGGATCACCTCCCCCATCATCACATCCTCGCAGTAAGATTGATAAGTTCAAAGAGTCTCTGCTAGAGATAGTTACCAATAAGGATGACAAGAGTCTTCGTGGTATCTTGATCAAAGGTGTCGGGGTCCTAAACAGGATTATGGGCATCAAAGCAGATAGAGCGGCAAGTGGTGGTGTTACAACACCATCATCGGGAAGTTCTAGTGGACCCTCTGGTGGATCTGCTGGTGGCGCTAGTAGATATACTGCTGTAGCATCGACTGGTAGTGTCCCTGATGACCCTCCATTCATT